TCAATGTACTCAGGTACTGAGCTTCGAGCATCAGGTCAGATTGACGCCTACACCAATGGGGCAAAGAAAGGCATTAGCCTTCGCCTAGCTGCGGTCCAGGTAATTAATCCAGTGTCCAATGGATCTGGAGACGGCGCTGGTGACTTTGACGCTGTAGATGGATTTGAGGTCGGATCATCTGGAAACGACTTTGCTAACAGTGATCTAGACGACGAACTTGAGGACTTCTAAAGCTGCCTATCGGCTTGGCTTTAGGTCGGGACTGGAGAAGCGAGTAGGCGACCAAATCATTGAGGCAGGGATCAAACTACAGTTCGAAACGGACAAGATCTCTTACCTAGTCCCAGCACGACAGGCAAAGTACACGCCTGATTTTAAGCTCCCTAAACCAGGGGGCTTTTTCTTTGTCGAGACCAAAGGGATATGGGCGGTCCAAGACCGTCAGAAACACCTGTTGATCAAACAACAGTTTCCTGATCTCGACATCCGCTTTGTCTTCTCGAACCAAAACGCGCGTTTGTACAAGGGATCTCCCACGACATACGCGATGTACTGCGAGAAGCACGGCTTCAGGTATGCAGCAAAGTTGATACCTGATGACTGGCTTGAAGAAGCTAGGAAAGGCTCAGAATACGAAAGCCCCTCTGAATAAAAGAGGCATTAGTATTTTGACACCAAGGAGAGAGCGAGGGGGCGGCTTAGGTCGCCCCTTTTTGATTCCAAGGAGTAGACAAATGGCTAACAAGAGCACAACACCCCCAGGACTTCCAAAACCAACACCTAAGCAATCATACGAGATCTTTGAGATGCTTCAGGTGGCATATGATCGCAAGAACCAGCGTTACACGAAGGCAGAGACTGATCAGTCTGTAGCTAAAGAGCTAGGCATAGAGCGCTGGGGTTGGGTCACACAGGTACGTGAGCAGTTCTTTGGCCCCGCTGGTAACGAAGAGGACCAGGTGTGGGTCAAAGGTCTAGAAGACTGGCTAAAGAAGACTGACCGTCAGGTAGAAGAGATTCAGATTGCCCTGGCAAGTCTTGAGACCTCACGCAAAGAGGCCAAAACCTTACTGTTAAAGGTCAAGAATTACGTCAACGCAAAAGCGGCGGCGTAACGCCATGGAAGCAGTCGAACAAGTTGAGAGCGAGTTCGTACAGCACGTCCCGTGTGACCAATGTGGATCACGGGACAATGGTGCACAGTACAGTGACGGACATGTCTATTGCTTTGGATGCGGAGCGTGGGTTGCTGGCGACGGAGAGGCTCCTACATACGTCCCAGAGCGGCCTAATGACCCCAACCTAATCAACGGCACTTTCCAGGCTCTACGGGCGCGTAAACTGACCGAGGAGACCTGTCGTAAGTTTGGATACACGGTTGGTAAGTACAAAGGGCAGACTGTCCAACTTGCGACCTATCGCGACAAAAAGGGCCGTCCAGTTGCACAAAAGGTCAGAACTAAAGATAAAGACTTTTCCGTTGTAGGTAACGGACGAGACATGACACTGTTTGGGTCACACTTATGGTCCAACGGGAAGATCCTAGTGATCTGCGAAGGCGAGATAGACGCAATGAGCGTCAGCCAAATGCAGAACCACAAGTGGCCTACTGTCAGTCTCCCCAATGGGGCTAAGGCTGCAAAGAAGGCTCTACTAAGTAACTACGATTATGTGACCAGCTTTGAATCAGTTGTCCTCATGTTCGACAACGATGAACCTGGTCGTGAAGCTGCCATTGAATGTGCAGAGGCTTTACCCATCGGTTTGTGCAAGATCGCAAACCTTGGGGAACACAAGGACGCCAATGAGGCACTTGTGAAAGGAGATGCCCAGACAGTCATACAAGCGATCTTCCAGGCCAAGCTCCATCGGCCTGATGGGATCGTGGCAGCTGCCGATCTCCGAGAGGTCATTGGTGTGGGGGATGCTGTCTCTCCCATTAGTTACCCTTACAGCAAGCTCAACGATATCACGAAGGGCTTACGGCTGGGGTCACTGGTCACCATTGCCGCTGGCTCGGGGGTCGGCAAGTCTACCTTCGTCAGAGAGCTTATGTACCACGTGCAGCAATCAGGGTTCCCAATTGGCATGATGATGCTCGAAGAGAGCACAAAGCGTACCGCACAGGGCCTTGTAGGGCTTCACATGAACAAGAACATCACTGTGTCAGTTGAGGACACGTCAGAGGACGCAATTGTTGAAGCGTTTGATGACATGCGAAAGGCTGGTGAGTTCTACTTGTTTGATCACTTTGGATCTACGGATCTAGATGTCATCGTGAATCGCATCCGATACATGAACAAGGCTCTAGGGTGTCAGGTGATATGCCTAGACCACATTAGTATCCTGATCTCTGGCTTAACCTCAGGTGTCAACGATGAGCGTAGGCTCGTTGATGACATCATGACCAGGCTACGTGTCGAGGTACAAGCGCTGGGCATCTGCCTAATACTAGTGTCCCACCTACGTCGCCCACAAGGGGACAAGGGACACGAAGGGGGTGCTCAGGTCAGCCTCAGTCAGCTGCGTGGGTCACATGCGATAGCGCAGCTGGCAGACACCTGTATTGGCCTCAACGTCGATGCTGAGGATCCAACCTCAGGCAAGCGGAACATCGTGGTCTTGAAGAATAGACACACGGGCGAGGTCGGGTCAGCTGGCATCTTGAAGTACGACCTGGAGACAGGACGTCTGACTGAGACCAACGAGTTCAATGATTTCGACGAAGAGGTGCCATTCTAATGGGTCAACTTCCCGAGGGCAGACGCCCGATTGATGACAACTGGTTCATCACAAAAGCAAACCAATTACACCCAGAACCGAGGAGAGCAACAATGGTTTCTGAACGCTATTTATATCCATTAACTATGAACGACTACCAGGCTGACATGGCGCAATATGCCATCTACAAGTGGAAGGTGATCTACCCAGCGCTGGCACTTAATGAGGAAGCTGGAGAGGTCGCTGGTAAGATCTCGAAGCTGATCCGTGACAAGGGTCTGAAGTTCGATGGCACAGAGAAGCTGACAGACGCACAACGTGCAGACATCATTTTCGAGCTAGGTGACTGCCTATGGCAAATTGCTGCCCTATCACGTGACCTGGGTGTCAGTCTGAACGAGGTCGCACACATGAACCTAGAGAAGCTGAAGTTACGTGCCAAACGTAACACGTTGAGTGGATCTGGAGATTACAGATGACTGAAGTTGGTATCATGGGTGTAGAGACACTCGAAGAACATGAGGATGGTAGTGCGACCTACCAGTTCCACATGGATGCACATTGTCGCCGACTACTGGCAGAGGAAGGGCTAAAGCTCGTCCTATATTGTGCAGCTGCAAAGATGGACCTTCAGTTAGTCTATGACTTCATTGAAGACCACATTGAATACGAGAAAGACGAACTCACTGAGTACGAGTTTGGAGATCCCAAGTGACCCGCTGGGTCTGGGACCTGGAGAGCGACGGACTACTAGACACCATCAGCAAGATTCACTGCATTGTGCTTAGACACGTTGAGACCGACGAGGTGCAAACCTACGGCCCCGACGAGATCAAGGCTGCAATGTTTACACTGATGAACGCTGAAGAGGTCATTGGTCATAACATCATTGCTTATGACATCCCCGCACTCCAGAAGGTGTATCCAGGATTTGAGGTCTTAGGTAAGATCACGGACACACTCGTACTGTCACGTCTGGTCGAGGCCAACCTGGCAGAGAAAGACAGCATACGTCACGCCAAGGATCCTAATAGCTTCCCAAAGAGGATGACTGGGTCTCACAGCCTGAAGGCTTGGGGTCTACGCCTAGGTGACTTCAAGGATGACTATGATGGCGGCTGGGAGAACTACAGCCAAGAGATGCTGGACTATTGTGTCCAGGACACTCAGGTGACTAAGGTTCTATATGAGCACTGTATGTCACGTGGCTTTAGTGATCAGTCTATTGAGTTAGAACATTCGTTAGCACAGATCTGCAACGAGATCGGTAACAATGGATGGACTTTCGACAAAAGTAAGGCAACTGAACTTTATGCATTACTTGCGCAGAAACGTGAGCAAATACGTCAAGGCTTAGACGAACTGTTCCCGCCTTGGGAA